ATCAAGTCCGCCTCGGTCTACAAGGCCGCGCTCCCCAATGCCGACGCCCTCCGCACGCACCTGGCCGAGAAGCCGTTCGCTGAGTGCGAGCCCACGCAGATCCTGTCGATCGGGTTCGTGCCCGTCAACGAGGATGACCTGGTCGTCGAATTCCCGGGCGGCCTGGTCTTCGGCGTGCGCATCGACACCAAGATCATCCCCACCAGCGCCCTGCAGAAGGAAACGCGCCGCCTGACCGAGCGCTTTGAGCAGCTCGAGGGCCGCAAGCCCAAGAAGCCGGAGCGCCTGGAGCTCAATGACGCCGCGCTGCTGAGCCTGGCCAAGACCGCGTTCGTGAAGACCGCCCTGGTGCGCGTGTTCTACCACCGCGACACCGGCTACCTGATCGTGCCCACCACCAGCGCCAAGCTGTGCGACATCGTCACCAGCCAGCTCGTGCGGGCCGTCGGCAGCGTGAAGACCGAGACCATCCACGTCTCCAACGTCAAGCACGGGCTGACCACGCGCCTGCGCAACTGGCTCGGCCATCAGACGGGCGAGTTCAGCGACGGCGAGGGCTTCGGCGCGTTCCACCCGTGCGGCGAAGTCGCGATGGCGCAGGATAAGCGCAAGATCACGATCAAGATGGGCGGCCTGGAAAGCGCCCAAAGCGCCATCACCGAGGCCTTCGCCGGCGCCTTCGAGGTCACGTCGCTGGGCCTGACCTACAACGGCCAGACCGAATTCCGCCTGACCCACGATTTCAAGTTCAAGGGCCTGGGCTTCGCCACGACGCCCGAAGCCGGCGATGAAGACCCCTACGGACTGGCCGCCACCGCCGCGCTCGAGGTCCGCGCGCTGGCCGACGTGGTCACCGAGCTGTGCACCATGCTGGCCTACAAGGAGGAGGCTGTGGGCGAGGCGTGAGCCACCTCACCGCAAGCCCAGCACCAAAGCGGGTTTGCGGGCCTCGTGTTTTACCCTGACGCAGGCAGCGGGGGTATTCTTTTTTGATTGCGCGGTGTCACGCGATGCCGCTGCTCAAATATAATCAGTGACAAGACCATCCAAGCCGCGAAACAACGTGGCCCTTTTTATGCAGCCCTTTGAACTTCACCTCGGCGACTGCTTGGAGTCGCTGAGGAAGATGCCCGACAACAGCGTCGACGCCATCGTCACCGACCCGCCCTATGGGCTCGCCTTCATGGGCAAGAAGTGGGACTACGACGTCCCGGGCGAGGCCATCTGGCGCGAGTGCCTGCGCGTGCTCAAGCCGGGCGGCCACCTACTGGCGTTTGCCGGCACCCGAACCCAGCATCGCATGGCCGTTCGCATCGAGGATGCAGGTTTCGAGATCCGCGACATGATCGCGTGGGTCTATGGCTCGGGGTTCCCGAAGTCGCTGGATGTGAGCAAGGCGATCGACAAGGCGGCAGGGGCTGAGCGGGAGGTGATCCAGCAAGGTGAGCGAAGCGCCGCGAGGCCCGTGGTTGAAGACCAGAGCGGCGGCAAAGCCTACCGGCTGGCTGGTGACGCCAGCATCACCGCCCCCGCCACCGAAGCCGCTCGCCAGTGGCAGGGCTGGGGCACCGCCCTCAAGCCCGCCCTGGAGCCGATCACCGTGGCGCGCAAGCCGCTGGTGGGCAACGTGGCGACCAACGTGCTGGCGCACGGCACGGGGGCACTGAACATTGACGGTTGCAGGGTAGGAACGCTTGGAGCGCGCACAAACAGCAGCGGTGCGAATGTTCTGCGAGTGGGTGTCTCCTCCGGCATGACGAAAGGCACTGAAACCGTCGTGCATGATTACGGCCGCTGGCCTGCCAACATCATCCACGACGGCAGCGCCGAGGTGCTGGCGGCGTTTCCGCAGGCGCCCGGCCAGATGGCAAAGGCGAGCACGAGCGACACCCAGCGCGCAGTCCAGAACACCTACGGCGTGATGGCGCGAGGATCGAACGGCCAAGAGCCGCGCGGCGATGCCGGCAGCGCGGCCCGCTTCTTCTACTGCGCCAAGGCGAGCAAGGCAGACCGTGGTACGGAGAACACCCACCCCACCGTCAAGCCAACCGACCTCATGCGCTACCTGTGCCGGCTGGTGACGCCGCCAGGTGGCGTGGTGCTCGATCCCTTCATGGGCAGCGGCAGCACCGGCAAGGCCTGCATGCGCGAGGGCTTCCGCTTCATCGGGTGCGAGCTGTCGGATGAGTACCTGGCGATCGCCCGGGCGCGCATCGAGCATGAGCTGTCCAAGCGCCGGGGGGAGACCCCGAAGCCGTCGCCTCAAGTCGACCTGTTCGGCACCTAAACAGCCATTGAAGCTGATGACGAAGGCCCACAATCCCAGCATCGACGCGGGTTTGTGGGCCTCGTGCTTTTTCTCGGGCGCAGGGCGGGCGCTAAGGAAGGATCACCGGACTGAAACGTCTCCGTGATTGACCTTGAACTCGCCGTCTTCTTCATGATGGACGACTGACTGGCCGTCCCTCACGCCAACATAAGTACCGACGACTTTTCTGCCCCTGTCGGGGTGCTCAAACATCACCTCCTGGCCTGGCTTGATCCCACCCTGGGATGCCTTCTCCTGATCGTACTTCGCCTTGGCCTCCCGCACCCCCTCGCCGCGCTTGTGCAGCTCCTGGGCGGCATAGTGCGCCTCATCCTCGTACTGGCCGCCCTTCTTGTCGTTGCCGCGCTCGTAGGCGAGCTTGGCAGCCTCGCGGGCGTCCTTGATGATGTAACGCAGCTCAGCCTCGCTGTGCGTCTTCATCTTGCCCTGCATGCGGGAGTGCCAATTCTCCTCGTCGCGCCAGTCCTTGGCGGCTGTGCGCTTGTCGTCATGAGCCTGCACCACCGTGCCATCCTTGCGGGTGTACGTGTCGATGTGCGACTTGAAGAACAGGATGACGGGTGCGTTTTTCATGGCGCTATTCTCAGATCACGACCGCGCAACGAACAGCGCGCAGCCCGGATCGGCCGCGCCCACCATCATGTCGCGATCCATGCAGTGGCCATCCTTGAACGCCGAGCACCGGCCGCACACCTCACCCGGCGGCAGCGTGTCGAACATCTTGACCACCGACGTGGGCAGGCCCGGCATGTCGCGCTCCACGGCCTTGGCGGCGAGCTCGGCCTGCGACGCCGGCCCCTCGGGGATCAGGAAGGTCGCCGTGCCGTGCGCGCGTGACCACGCCACATCGCACAGCATGTTCGCGTAGCTGAAGTGGGGATCGATGCCCACCTTCTTGACGCTGCGCTTGTACTGGTTCGTCTCGTCGTCCTTCTCGGCCACCAGGGCGGTTTTGGTGAAGTGGAAGAACGCCCGCGGCAGCACCGGCATCAACTGGCGCTGCCCCTTCTCGATCACCTCCTGCACCAGGCCCTGCGGGTCCGGGAAGACGCACAGCGGATCCCTGGCCGTGAAGCGCGCCATGCTGACCTGCATGCACTTGTACTGGTCCATGCGCAGGGTGTAGCGGTCGCGGGCCTCCTCGTCGGTGCGCCGGTCCGTCACGCTCAGCTTGGGCGCGTCGCCCCAGACGATCATGTCCTCCTTGAGCGAGCCGAAGCTGTCGCAAATGAACACCTTGCCCTTGTGGCGCGCGGCGAATTTCTTCGCGTCGTTGTAGTTCGGGTTGATTTCGACCACGCAGACCGCGACGTTGTAGAGCTCCATCAGCTCGGAGCTGCGCGCGAACGGGTCCGTGCTATAGGTCTCCTCGACGTGCACCACCGCCTGGCGGCCGTCGGGCAGCCGCTCCTTGATGACGTGCACGTTGAAGTTGCCCATCTGGTCGATGCCCATGTAGCAGCCGCTGGCGCGCGACTTCCACTGCACGCCCATCCGCTTGCCCACGGCAACGCAGTTGGCCAGGTGCTCGAGCGTGACGGGCACCTGCGAGGGGTCCAGGTACGGCTTGCCCAGCTTCCGATTGAAGAAGTTCTTCATGTCGGTCGCCGTGTTGTAGGCCGTGATGATTTCCTCGGCGCTGATCGTGGGCGACAGGAACTGCGGGAAGTGGATCGAGCGGATGCGCATCTTGCGCTCCTTCTTCGGCACGTCCGGCCGCGGCCCGGTGTCGCGCTCGGGGAATTTGGCGATCCACTCGCCCTCCTGCGGGTCCTCCAGCCAGTGGCCATCCGGGCAGACGTAGCGGTAGGTGTCGCGGTCGGCGTCGAAGCGGATGCACTCGGGGAAGTAGTCGGCCAGGGGCTTGGCCTTGCTGCAGGTCGGGCACTTCGAGTGGAATTCGTGCTGGGTGCCCAGCAGGAACCAGTGGTGGATGTCCGCCTCGGGCCAGTTGGCCGTGCTGCCCATGATCACCGAGCGGATCCGGCTGGCCGACAAGCGTTCGAGCGTCTTTTCGATCTGCTCGATCGTCATCTCCTGCACCTCGTCGAAGGACAGCACGTCCATCGGCATCGACTCGGTGGTGGCCCGGCCCGATGTCCACGCGAACAGGAAAACCGCCTTGGCGATCTGGCGCAGGCCCACGTTGCCCTCGCCCGACTTGGTGCCGCTGCCGTCGGCCGCGTCCTGCGTCATGAGCGCGTGCACCTCGGGCACGCTGCGCACGGCGCCGATGAACCGCAGGCTCGACTTGATGCCGGCCAGGCGCTGGTCGGGCAGGAACATGCCGACCGTGCACCGGCCGATGTCCTCACCGAATTTGATGCCCATGTAGACGGCCGCCAGCATCTCCATGACGGTGAAGCCCACCTGGGCGCACTTCATCAGCACCAGCATGTAGCGGTAGGCCTCGTCCTCGGTGCTGGGCACCTGGTCGTAGATCCACGCCATGGCCGGGCGGTCGTCCAGGGTGAAGGGCTTGCCGTCGACCTTCAGGCCCTCGCGACCCAGCTTCTCGCACCATTGCCGGAACGTCATGTCCGCCGGGATGACTTCCTTCTTGTCCAGCTTGTGGCCGGTGCGCCGCTCGAGCTCGGCCAGCGCGTCGGACAGGCCCATGCCGAAGTCGGGCATCGTGCGACGGTTGCCGCTGCCCACGCCCGAGGGGCGGTAGTTCTTGCCGTTCTTTGCGAACACTTCAGACCTTCATGGACAGCGCGAACCCTTGCCGGGCGTTCAGTGCCGCCAGGCGCTCCATGATGCGGCGCTGGCACTCGGGCGACTCGGCGCTGATCTCCTCGATGACGATCTGGTAGAAGTTCTGCATCTGGCGCAGGTCCCAGACCTCTTGCACGGTCTTGATGGCCGTCTCGATCAGGCTGGCGCGCCGCAGGATCGACTTATCGAAGGCAGCCGGGTTGTTGATCGCCTCGGTGACCTCGCCGGTGGCAGGGTCGGTGCGCGTCTTCATGGCGTACGTGCGCAGCATCGTCGCGTCGGCGTACAGCTTGTGGATCTCGGCCACGAAGTCCAGATTGGCCATGCCCGCCTCGCCCGTGCGCGCGATGTAGTTCGGGCTGGGCGCCGCTGGCAGGTGCTTGGCGATGCGCTCGGTGCCGTTCTCCTCGGCCTCGCGCTGCCGGTCGGTGCCGCCGATCTTCTTGATCTTCTGCACCAGCTTGGCCTTGGCGTTGATGAGCTGAGGCTTCGAGACGTCGGCCTGCTTCAGCGCGCGGATCCAGCGCCACATATTCTGCTCGTGCACGTCGGGGAAGCGTGCGAACAGGTCTTTCCAGTTGGTGGAGCCGACCGTGGCCATGTGGGCCTCGGCCGCTCTCATGAATTCTGCTTTGCGTGGGTGTTCAGCCATGCCGTGATAGTAGCATCACGATTTTGGGCGCTAGTATCACGGCGATGCGTCCGACCTGCGTCCGGCCCATCATGCTGCGCGCGAAAGTTGGCGCGCGACAACAGGTTAGGCGCTCACGTCATCAGCCTTTGAGGCTGGCTTGTCGTTGAACGTCGGCAACGGCGCCCAGTGCGTCCAGAAGAACACCGCGGTGCCCAGCGTGCCATGGCATGCCACGCCGGCGGCGCGGTTGATCAGGTGCAGCTTCTTGCCGCGCGGCGTGGTGGCGTCGATCGGCCGCCAGTGGTTGCCGTCGTCGACCACGGCCGCCTTGTCGCTCGATGTGCGGTAGCCGCTCATTGGTCAGCCCCGACGGCTTCGCGGATCGACACGGCTGCGTGCAGGATGGCGCCCACGCTCGCGCGGCGGATGATGTCCTTGGCGCGGATGCACGCCGTTTGGAACGTGGCCATGTCCAGCGGCAGGATCACGCCGCCGGCTTTGCCGCAGGTCTCCACCGTGCTGATCGCGCCACGGATGACGCGCAGGTCAGGCGTCTCGACCGTGCCGCCGTCGTGCACGTGGCAGAACCCGGCGATGGTCAACAGGATGGCCAGGCCGGACAGCGTCTTGTGCTGCTCCTCGCCAAGGTTCAGCCAGGCGCGCGTCTCGTCGGCCTGCAGCGCGTGGATCCATCGCTCGCGGGCGTCCTCGGCCTTCTTGTTGATCCGGGCCTGGCGCCGGCTCTCGTCGGTGCTGGCGCCCGCCGTGCCGCGGGCGATGAAGTTGAACAGGTTCATTTTTTCAGCCAACCATTCACAGAAACATCGTAGCGAACCAAACCGCGCCGGCTCAGTGCCGTCAGCCGGTGCTTTACCTCAAACTTTACATATCGTTGAGGATGCTCGCCATCGCCCAGCTTCTCTTTCAATAGAACGTCAGCGGCGCGACGAACAACAGGAACGTCGCAAAGCGAGAACCGGTCAATTGGCCCAAGAACGCGAAGGGCCTCCAAGATCGCGGCATCTAGCCCGTAGAAGTGACAACGCGCGGTCATGGCGTGGCCTTGCCGATGGCGATGGCGGCGCAGAAGATGGCGTGGCGCTGGTCCTCGCTGCTGGCCAACCACGTGAACTGCCCGTTGACCACGGCGCCAACGGACCAGCACGTTTTCATCGGATCGTCGGCGATGGTCATGCGCAGGTCATGCGCCAGCCGCAGCGCGTCGCCGTCGTCGTGGTGGGGCATCCACATCCGGCCATGGCAGTCGTCGTCAATCGCGCACATGGTGCCCGTGTGGCCGTCCCAGGTGCGCACGCGCAGCCCAGCCGCCCGGGCCGCGTGCTCGAAGTCTTCGCGGGTGAAGGTGGTCATGCGGTCACCTCCAGCAGCCAAAGCAGGTCGGGCACACCACGGATCGGGCGCGCGCCACCCTTCGGCCCAGCCTCCATGCCTCGACGACCAAAGTCGTTCTCGCACGCGAACCAGCTCAGCCACCAGCATCGCCGACAAGGTGCGCGTAGGCGGCCGTCAGCGCGGACTGGAGCCGCCAAACGGTGTCGCACACCGGATCGCCGCCATCCAGGCGCAGGGCGTCGATCACCGGCTGGATGCGAGCGTCAGCGGACTGCATCTCGGTCACCCAGGTGTTCAGGTGGCGCTCTTTTTGGTCTCGGGGCATGGCTTCTCGCCCTCCATCACCGGGCACCGGGGGTTGTCCGGCAGGCACAGGCAGGACTTCGGCGGCGCGCCTTTTTGGGACACGGCGCACACGGGGCACGCCCACCAGGTGGCGATCGGCTCGCCAGCGGGCAGCACCTTGTGCAGCGGCTCGGCCGCCGGCTGCAGGTTGTCGGGGTCGATCATGGCTTCGGCCCCGATCTGCCCGACAGGCGGCCATTGCCCAGGGTGCCGCTGGCCTTCTTGCGCACCTCGGGGTCATCGGAGGCCATGCCCTCGGCGCGCTGGCGCGAGCGCGTGGCGCTGATCTTGCGCTCCTTGGCATCTTGCTTCAGCAGGTGCGCGGGCTGCTGCGATTTGTAGTCGGGTGAAAAGGCGTTCATGGTCGGTCGGTGTGGTGGTGAATTCAGTTGTCGAAGCTGATGACGTGGGCCGGGTTTCCCTACGGCGCGCACGTCATCGCCAGGTTTCGGACGCAGGTCGGACTACTGCCCGACGTCTCGGATGGCTTTCTCGGGCCACCAGGTGCCGTCCTTGCGTTGGACCATGCAGCCGCCCGGCAGACGGTAGTCGGACTTGATGCCGGAATCGGCCCAGCGGGAATGGCAACCGTAGGCCTCAAGTCCGATCACGCCCGCGATGACGGCGCCCGCGATGGCCACGAGAACGATCACGCCGGCGAGGTCCCCGGCGTCGATGCGCCCGGCTTGTTTCTTCGGTGGCTTGATCATGCTTCGCTGCCCTCGGGGTCGCGGTAGAAGCCCACCACGCCGGCCAGCTTCTCGACCAGCTCGGGCGCGTTCTCGTAGACCTTGTCCTTGGTGGTGGCCTCGGGGCACGACACGCGGTTTTCGGCGATGAACTCGCGGGCGATGGCTTCGGCCGGGTTGGGCGGTGCCGCCAGGCGCTCGCGCAGCGCGTAGCCCTCGAGCTCCCAGACCTTGCCGACGGCGTCCAGGCGCGCCAGGGCGCGGCCCTTCGCGGGGTCATGCCCGGTCGGGTCGATGGCGCCGTAGTTGATGCCGACGACCTTGGCGCCGTTGCGCAGGATCAGAACGCAGAAGGTCAGCAGGTGCAGCGCCGCGGGGATCGGTCGCGCTTGCTCGCCGTCAAGGGCGCCGCCGGCAAAGGCCGCGTTCTCCATGGCCTTGTGGTCGCCGTCGGCGGCCGTGAAGATGTGCTCGCTGACGATCGCCGCCTCGATGTCGGCGGGCGTGAGTTTGGTTTGCTTGGTGGTCATGATGGTGTGGTGGTGGTGATCCCGGCAACCGGCCGGCTCGGTGCGCCCATTATCCGCTTTTTTGATCATCCCGTGTGTCGCGCGGCAGCCACTCGGGCACGCCCAGCACGGCGCACCAAAAAATCCAGATGGCGAAGGGTAAGGGCATGTCAGGCTCCAGAGCAGCGGGCTGTGTTGAGGAAGTCCGCGATGTCGGGCCGCCACGCGCCGAAACGCGCGACCTCAGCGCGGAAGGCCTCGATGTCATGGCCCACGCACTTGAACACGGGGAGGCCGTCGCGATCGAAGCGCGGGCTGCCGAACTTGTCGACGGCCTGCTGCACGTGCATGAGCTCGTGGTGCACCAAAGCGTCACGCTCGGTCGCGCTGGCCTGCTGCCAAAAAGCCGCATCCAACACCACCAAGAACTCCGGCAGGTAACCCAGCATGCCCTCGAGCAACTGCAGGCCAAGATCCTTGAACCCACCCTGAAACATGCCGGCGACCTCGTGCACGCTGCCCAGCTCGACCTTGTTGCCTTTGTGCTTGGTGTCGTTGCGCATGAGCCAGCCGAACTGCACCTCGTGGTCGTGCAGGTGCACCAGCTCAGGCAAGAGCACCAGGCGCGCGGCAATGTCGGCCGGGTGCGCGTCCGTTGGCGGGTGGCTGAATGCCTCGAAGGTGTCGTCGTCCATGCGCTCAGTGTGCCATCACGCCGACCCGAACAGGGCAGCCACCAGCGGGTCGCGCCGCGGCTTGATGCGCTTTGCGCGCTTGGCCATGGCCTCAGCATGGGCCACGCCCTCTTTCTCGCGGCGGCGGCGCTGGCGCTCGGCCTGGCTCATCCGCTCGGGCTTCTTCGCGTCGGCCCGGGCACCCAGCTTGTAGACCGGGCTCGGGCTACCTGGCGAGTTTGGCTCCCACGCGCTGATCCTGATCTTGATGCCGTCGCGCCTGGCGCCCTCGATGTAGGCCAGCGCCGCGTTTTTCTTCAGGCCCAGCTTCTCGCCGAGCTGCGCGGCCGTGCCGCCATCCTTCAGCAGCTCCAGCAGGCGATCGCGCTTGGCCTGGCTGGCGGCGTTGCGGAATTTGTAGCCGTTGAGCTCAGCCATGATCGAAAAGCGGAATGGTCGCGGTGTCCACCTGGCGGGCCTCCTGGCCTGGCGTCGGCGGGTCGAAGTTGAGCGCGGTCTGCCGCTCGGTCACCGGGCGCTTGATCAGCCCGGCCTTGAGCGCGCACGTGCGGCCCATCGGCAAGCCGGATCTGAGGGCGGCCGCCCGCTTCAGCGCCCGGCCACATGCCGCGCACCTCATCATGCTGGTGGTGTTCATTTTTGAGTGTTGATGTGTCCGACCTGCGTCCGACTTTCATGGCGCCACGCCAGAACCCGCATGGATAAAGGCGCCGGGCCGTCAGGTCATCAGCTTGCGGATCTGTTTTGTCATTGCTGGCCGACCTGCACGGCCACCACTTGGCTGGGGAACTCGGGCGTCGGGTGCTCCTGCGCCTGGCAGCGGATGCCCGCGTCGACGCCGCTCTTGAGCTTCATCCCGCACGCGCAGATGGCCGCCTCGCTGCGCCCCTCCTTCTCGATGCCGCAGTTGCTGCACCGGTAGACCTGCTTGTGGTCGAAGGTCTCGCGCGCCAGCACGCGGCCGAAGCACACGCGGCAGCAGTGCGGCGTCAGGCGAAAGTAGAAGTCATCCTTCACCATAGCCGGGCCTGCCTCACCGCCGGCGGCGGGTTCGAGTTGAAGGCGAACACCACGCGCTTCTTGCTGTCGCGCAGCACGGCCACCATGAGCTCGTCGGTGTCGGCCGTGCGTGGCATGGCCAGCGTGATCACGTCATCGCCGTGCATGTACCGGATCCGGCGCGGCGCCAGGCCCAGGTGCTTGACCGGCGCCGTGCCCTTCGCGTTGCGGCCCTTCTCGACCTCCTTCTCGCGGTTGTAGCAGCTCGGGCACCGGTGGGCGCCGATCAGCCGGCCCGCCATGCGGTGGCACCTGGCGCACGTCAGCGTGCCCTTGAGCGGCGACATGGATGCGGCGGTCTCCCCCGCGTGCACGGCGCCCAGCGGGCAGAGCCGACAGGCACCGTGCGTGCCGTCGTTCATCTCGCTCTCGCGCCGCCACATGCTCGAACAGGACTCGGTGGAGAGCGTGGCCCGCATGCGAT